CCATTCATATACATACGAGACATAGTAAGACCTTCTGGTAAAACAGAACGAGCTTGTTCTTTAGCAACACCATTTTCAATTGCCCACTTATAAGCAAGTTTTGTTTCGTGTATAAGTTGGTCTTGTTTCATTTTCCAGGATTTTGTTGTTTCATTGTCTTCATCAACCTCAATAGAATTTTGTCTATTTTTAGTATCCTGAAGACGAAATTCTCTAGTCTTAAACCCAAGTTCATTTGGATCTGCATATCTTTGTGAAAATTCTTGAAAATGAAATGACCTATGACGAAGAATTTGTCTTGCAATATCACGAGTTGTATTTATTTCTAATACAACATTACACATTTCAAAAACAGACCAATGTTTATTTCTAACACAATAATTTAAAAGTTTTTCTGCTGTTTCTGAGTTATTTTGATTAGATGGATTTGATACACGAGCACAATATGCCATAATATCTGATGGGTTATCTTCCCATAAATCAGGAATATTAACTTGTGTATAAGCAATCAATTTTACATTCATACTTTACTCCATTGTATAATTTTCATTTTTGCTTTTAATCCTTTAAAAGTATTTTTATTGATAATGTCAACTATTTGTTCAGTTTTTATACCGCTTAATATCATATCATTTATATCTTTTTGTTGTATATAGTCAGGCCATATACAAACATTATATCCAAAATCTATTGCTTTGTCAATTTTTCTTTTTGTTTCAATTGATCTTGGTTCATTATCATAAACAATTACCATATTCTCTTTATCATAACCTTTTATGGAAGATATTAAATCTCCACCAGCAGTTGCAATAGAATTAGGTATAAACATACTATCAATTGGTCCTTCAAAGACATACAATGTTTTATTAAAATTGGCATTATCTAAACCATATATTTTAGGAATAGATTCATCTAAAACAATAGTTATATATTTTGTTTTTGAGTTTTTCTTTAGACTTCTTCCTTGTAAGGCATGAATATTATCGTTGTTATCAATAAAAGGTATTAAAAGTCTTGTTTCATCGTTTTTTAAAGAATCTTCATTAAATTTATTTGGGATAATAGAGTTTATAAAATGATTAAATTTTGGACATTCAAATAATTTATAATGATAATTATTAGGAATTTTCCTATCAATTACAAATTTTCTCACAGGATTATTTTCTTTTAAAACACTAATTCTTCTAAGATTTTTAATAATATCTAAAGATAAAAATTTAGGTCTGTTAAAATTTGTATTTGTTTCATTTTCTTTTTTCTCACAATTATTTCCAAACTTTTCAAAAACATATTGCTTATAAAGAGATTCATCAACAAGTTTTAAAAAGTTTTTAAATGAAATTGATAATCCACAATTATGACAGTGAAAAAGAGTAACACCTTCTTTTTCATAAATGTATCCTCTTGCTTTTGATTTTTTTACAGAAGAATCTCCGCAAACAGGGCACGAAAAATTATATAGGTTATTACTCTTTTTCTTAAAATTTCTTAATTGTGATGAAATGTCATTAATATATTTTTGTTCAATAAACATATCATATTATATTTTTAAATTTTTGAAAACTAATCCTGTTGTTCTAATATATCTTTCTTTCATTGTAGATGAATTTCTTACTTTATTTGTAACATCAACATCAATTTCAAAATCATTAGATTCCATAACACCTAACCAATAATCAGTAGATCTACAATTCACATGATGATGTCCAGGTTGTCCTGGTGTAGCATGTGTAAAAATTACATATCTGCAACATTTAAACGTTCTTATAAAGTTTGGCATATATTTTGGCCAAATATGTTCAACAAATTCAACACTCCATGCTAAATCATATGTAACATCGGGCAGTTCTGGCAACCAAGGACCTTTTTCAAAATCGTGTATTAAAACATTATCTTTAATGCTTTCTGGTCTTTCAACAACAAAATCACCATCAATACCAGTAACATCTAATCCTCTATTTTTGAAATGTTCAACCATTCCACCAGGACCACATCCAATATCCAATACTGATTTAATATCATAAGAATCTAGGAGGACATTAACAGCACCTTCATCAATGTGTGTTTCGTTTTCATGTCCTCCTAGATGTGATGGTAATCCATTTTGAACAAATCTATAAATCACATCATTCATTAATTATTTTCTCCTATTATGCAGTAATTCCTAATTTATGTTTTTCTATGATATATTGTTTTACCATTGAACTACGACAAATATCGTTTTCATCAAAATCTATGAATTCAAAAGCATCCATTTTTCTTATAATTCTTAAGAAATCTAATAATCCTTTTTTATCATTTTGTTTTACAAAATCTGATTGTCTAAAATCACCACAAAACATAACTTTACAGTTTTTACCAATTCTTGTTATCACAGAATCAAGTTCATGTAAAGTACAATTTGCCATTTCATCAACAATTACAATGCAATTGTTTAAAGTGATTCCTCTAATAAAAGAGGTAGTCATAAATTCTATCAAATTTTTATTTTTTAAATAGTCATATGCATCACCTCTACCGAATAACTCGGAACAAATCGCATAATAGGGTGATTCATATACTTTTGATTTTTCTTTTGTGTTTCCGGGAAGAAATCCCATTTCTCTGGTTGGAACAACACTTCTGACTATAATCAATTTTTCATATTTAGAATGTTGTTTATTTATGAGTTCATCAAGTGCCAAATATGTAGATATAAAACTTTTTCCTGTTCCTGCTATTCCATGAAGCATTAAATTTTTTTCATTACGATAAGCATTAAATGATATTTTTTGATTCTCCGTTAATGGTTCTATCTTTTTTAGAACAAAGTTTAATTTTTCTTGGCGGTTTTTTCTAACTTTTCTTGATGATGCCATAAAGAATCCTTTTTATTTACCAGTCATTGATTGTTGATTTAGAAATTCCTTGTGAATGCTTCTTTTTCATCTCCTTTAATAAGTCTCTGAATCCTTGATCTGGTTTCATATTTGAACCAGAAATTATTGGTGGTGAATCACCAATAATTTGTGTTATATGAGGATTATCTTTAAGATAAATTTCTATTTCAGACATACTCATAAATTCCTTATATTCTTCACCAGTTTCATTATTTAAAAAATTATATGTCGGCATTAAATATCATCCTCATAATTCATTAATTGTTCAATATTTTTTGTTTTTAATGCTTGCTTTATTCTTCTCTGTTTTCTTCTATTTCTTTTTTCTTCTTTTTGAGAAGATTCATTATTATAATCATAATCTTCATAATCTTCAAAAAAATCTTTTTTTGAATTTTTCTTATTTTTGATCATAATTAATCATTCCTGGAAATGCTTGTAAAACGTGTTGAAGTGTAATACCTCTAAATGGCAATCTTTTTTCTTTTATAGCACATAAAAGTTCTGCGTCTTTTTTATCTACTCTTTCTAATAATTCTATAAACATCATTTCTCTTTTCATATCTGATATATTGTAAAATCCTTCTATGAAATAAAGAATCAATCTTGCGTCATTAATCAAAACACTTTCTTGATCAACCAATTGATTTGGTGTGTATGGTGGAGTTCCTGGTGGAAGCAACCATTTAACATTTGGATCAAATGCACCTTGAAGAATAACTCTTAAAACATATGAATCATTTTTTCTCAATGCTTCAATTTTTGGTTCTGTTTTTCTTAGTTTTCCAATTTTTTCAAGTAATTCATAAGTAGATATTGTAGCCATTTAAAACTCCGATATATGTTCAATAAGATTATTTAATTTGTTTTTCATAAAATAATTGATAAGTGATTTTCTATCTTTTATTTTTTCTTGAATGTAATCAGATATAATTTTTTCATATATCTCATTAGGTATTTCATTTAAATCTATAAGTTTTTTATTTCTTTCATAGTTTTTTAAATGCATATTATCATATTTATTCAAATCTGTATTTAAAAAATAATCTATTTTTTTCTTTGTCATAGGTAATTGTCTTTTACCAATGACAAAACAATTGTCAGATGAAATAATGTTAGGAACACCATCTCCTGAATCACCTTTTAATATATGTTCTAAAAGATATCTTTTAGGATTTTCTGAAGAAATCCATTTTTTTCTCACTGGGTCATATTGATTTACATTTTCATATGTGTGTAATTGTATAAAATCTTTATCAGCAGATAAAATTAGTATTTTTTCATTTGATTCTTTTGTAATACGAATGTGTTTTATAACAGATGCAATTATATCATCTGCTTCTACTCTTTCTATGTGCATAACCTTATAGGGAAAATTATCTCTTATTTCATTTACTATTTTATTCATAAATTCAAAAATAGATTTCCAATCCACTTCTGTTTTTTCTCTAATTTTTTTTCGGTTTGCTTTATAATAAGGATAAACTTCTTTTCTCCAACAATTTGATCCATCACAGGCAATTATAATATCGCCGTATTCATTGGAAAATTTAACTTTATATGACCTTAATGAATTAAGAATCATATGTCTTATC